CCGAGACGCTGCACAACTATCGCTACCGCCCGGTGGCGAACTTCGTCGGCAACAGCCAGCAGACCTACCTCTCGCTCGGCGTGTACGGCAACGGCATCCTGTTCATCGACAAGCCCGAGAAGACGCGCGGGCTTCGCTATCGCAACATCCATCTTGGCGAGGCGTACTTCGTCGAGAACCACGCCGGGATCGTCGATACCCTGTACCGGGTATTCCCGCTGACCGCGCGCCAGATCGTCGACAAGTACAGCGAGAGCGGCGACGCGGTGCCCGCGACGATCGCCGAGATGGCGAAGAACCCGCAGATGATGGACAAGAAGCACGACGTCCTGCACGTCGTCTGTCCGCGCGCCGACTACGACCCGCGGCGCCTCGACCCCAAGGGGAAAAGGTTTGCCTCGATTCACATTTTCGTCGAGTCGATGGAACTCCTGCGCGAGTCGGGCTACGACGACTTCCCTTATGCGGTGACGCGCTACACCCAAGCGTCTGGCGAGACGTACGGCCGCGGCCCTGCGCAGTACGCGCTGCCCTCGATCAAGGTTCTGAACGAGCAGAAGAAGACGCACCTCAAGCAAGGCCACAGGGTCGTGGACCCTGTTCTGCTCGCGCACGACGACGGCAACCTCGGCAGCTTCAGTCTCAAGGCCGGGGCGTTGAACGCCGGCGGGATCAGCAAGGACGGCAAGCGGTTGATCGACGTGTTGCCGACCGGCAACCTGTCCGTCAACGAGAAGATGATGGACATGGAGAAGGTCATCATCCACGATGCCTTCCTCGTGTCGCTGTTCCAGATCCTCATCGAGACGCCCACGATGACGGCGACGGAGGTGCTCGAGCGCGCCAAAGAGAAGGGCATGCTGCTCGCGCCCACCTCCGGGCGCATGTCCTCGGAGTTCCTTGGCCCGATGATCGAGCGCGAGGTCGGCCTCCTCGCGGTTCAAGGGCTGATGCCGAGGATGCCGCAGATTTTGATCGACGCCGCGGTCGAGTACCGCGTCGTGTACGACAACCCGCTCTCTCGGATGGCGCGCTCCGAGAAGGCTTCCGGCTTCATGCGCGCACTGGCAACGGCTGCCGAGTATTCGAAAATGACGGGCGACGTCGAACCTCTTGACTGGTTCGACTTCGACGAAGCCATGCCTGAGATTCTGGACATTCACGGCGCCCCGGCCTCCTGGGTGCGTTCCTCCGAGGATGTTCAGTCACGTCGCGACTCCCGCTCCCAAACCGCACAAACGCAGCAAATGGTCGATGCGGCGCCGGCAATGGCGTCCGTAGCCAAATCAATCGGAGGCAAGACCGCCTGAGACTAAACCTTGGCTGCGGCAACCGGAAGCTGGCCGGCTACGTAAACGTCGATCGCGAACCGCTCGAGTCGCCGGATGTCGCGTGCGACATTGGCTGCGAACGCTGGCCGTTCGAGGATTCGAGCGCCGATCATCTCGTTGCCGAGCACATTCTCGAACACTTGCCAAGTGTCGCCTTCCTGCACTTCATGCGCGAAGCGTGGCGCGTTGGCAAGCCGGGCGCGTCGCTGAAGGTGCTGTTGCCACACCCGCGCCACGACATTTTTCTTAACGACCCGACGCACGTACAAGCTGTGATGCCGGCGACGCTGTTCGGCTTCTCGAAAAAGCATCTCGCTGCGCTGCGAACACAGGGCATTGTTCTGACTGATTTCACCGGGCGCCTGGGCGTCGACTTCGATCTCGGAGCCACGCAGTATCATCTTGACCCGAGCATCGACAAGAACGATCCTGAACTGGAGTGGAAGATGAAACACTGCTTCAACATCGTCTCGATGTGGGGTACGACGCTGACGGTGGTGAAATGAATCTATTCGAAGAAGCACGTCGGTTCCTTGACGAGCGTCGCTACGCTTATCGGGCGACCTTCAAAGGCCCGCTTGCAGAGGTCGTCCTGCGCGACCTGGCGAAGTTCTGCCGCGCGAACGAGTCGACGTTCGACGACAACGAGCGCGTGCAGTCCAAACTCGACGGTCGGCGCGAAGTGTTCCTTCGCATCTCGCAGCACCTTCACCTCTCCCCCGAGGAACTCTGGAAACTACTCGACGGAAGGGGAGCCTGATGTACCGCGGTGGAAAGCAGGTAGTCTCGAGCGACGAGCACAACTTCGTCCTGAACCACGGCGCGCTCGGCGACGTCATCACGTCGTTGCCGCCGATCGCGTTCGCGCGCAAGATGTACCCCACGATGAAGTTCAAGCTGTGGGTGCCCCCCTGGCAGATGGATCTCCTGAAGCATCTCCTCGCGCCGTACGGCGAGTTCGAGTTCGCGGATCTGACGAAGGTGCCGAAGTCGCGCAAGGAACGCCAGGCGATCAGCGACGCACCCTGGTCACTCAACACGGCGGTCAACGCGACGCATACCCGTTGCCGGGTGAACATGGTCGACTACGCGTACAACTTCCTCATCAACGCGATGCCCGAGAACATGGAGCAGCGCAGCTATCTCACGAAGGCGCCGCTCGGCGAGCGCCGGTTCCCGGGCACAAAGTACGTCGTCTTCCCGGTCGGGTCGACGTCCGAGAACAAGCTCTTTCGCGCGAGCGTCATGGGGCCGGTCATGCGCTGGTGCCAGGAGCAGGGCTACGCGACGGTGCTCGTCGGCACCAAGACCAGCCACACGCAACTCGAGGTGAACGGGGAACTGCGGCCTCTCGTGATCCGCGAGCAGACCGATCTCCTGCCGCTCGAGCTTTTCCAGAAGTGCATCGACCTTCGGGAGAAGACGACGCTCCTCGAGCTTCGCGATCTGCTCGGGCACGCGCAGGCGGTGATCGGCACGGATGGCGGTACGCTGCACCTCGCTGGCACGACGGAGGTGCCGATCGTCTATGGCCTGGGCGCCGCGCACCCGCGGCACCGTCTCGTCGTGCGCCACGGCAACTCTGAGTACCGCGTTCGCTACGTGATCCCGCGCGATCTTGAGTGCGCCGGCTGCCAATCGAACTGGCCGCTCATCACCCACAACTTCAACGAGTGCGTCTACGGCGACTCGCTGTGCATGGAACTTCTCAGCCCGGATGACTTCATCACCGGGCTGAAGGAACTCGATCTTTAACCAGGAGGACAGCAATGCCCGAAGCAACTGCCACAACTGCGGCCGCAACGACGACAACCGCAGCGGCCACCACAACCGCCGCGGCGACGACCACTGCGACCGGCACCACCACGACGGCCGCGGCAACCCCCTGGCACGGCTACACCGAGCCGGCGGACATTGAGTACGTCAAGAACAAAGGATGGCAAGGCCCGCAGGACGCGGTGCAGGCTGCTCGCGGCGCCGAGAAGCTGATCGGCCGCGACCCGTCGACGCTCCTCGTCATGCCGCGCGCCGACGACCCGGCCGGCTTCCTTCAGGTGATGGACAAGCTCGGGCGTCCGGCGTCGCCGGACAAGTACGAGTTTTCGAAGCCTGCCGAGGGCATGACACTCGACGAGGGCTATGTGACCTGGGCGCGCGGCGCGTTCCATGAACTCGGGCTGCCGGCGCAGACCGTCAAGGGGCTGACCGCGAAGCACAACGAGTACATCAAGACCGTACTCGACAAGCAGACCGCGGACTACAACCTCTCGGTCGAGGTGGACAAGAAGGCGCTGCTCGGCGAATGGCGCGACGGTCACGAGCGCAAGATGAGCGCGGCGCAGGCGGCGGCGAAAGGACTCGGTTTCAAGCCGGAGATGATCGACGCAATCGAGCGCACCGTCGGCTACGCCGGCACCTGGAAGTTCTTCGCGGATCTCGGCAGCAAGATGGGCGAAGACAACTTCGTCACCGGCGGTGACAAGACGCGCAGCTTCGGGGGTGTGACGCCGGAGGAAGCGAAGGCGCAGTGGGAGGCGATGAAGATCGACCCGGTGGCGGTCGCGGCACTGAAGGATACGCAGCACCCCGGGCACGCCGCTGCGACGAAGAAGCAGGCCGACCTGTTCAAGATCATGTACCCGTCGTGACGGTCGATTCGAAAACTGAGATTCGGATGCGCTGCCTCGAGGCGGCGGCGCAGCCCGGCGCGCATGGCGTCCACAACGACGGCCATGCGGCGGCAGTTCTTCAATCGGCTCAGAAGTTTGCCGAGTGGGTGCTTGGTGAGAAAAAGCCGACGGAAGGGGTCAATGCACTGTTGTGATAGACTGGAGTCGTGGTAGGCGTGCGGACACGGTTGTAGTTCGCCCCCGCAAGTAACGCAGCCCACATCCGGCCCCCGAAAGGGATACGCCAGGCGGCACCAGCCCTGATCGGTGCAAACTGACGTATCAAATTTTTCGGGAGACGGCAATGCCGGATACCATCACCGTAGCATCAGTACAGCAGTACAAAGCGAACGTCGAACTCCTGCTCCAGCAGGAAGGTTCGCGCCTCGCCAGCGCAGTCACCGTCGGCTCGCACGTCGGCAAGGCCGCGTCGGTCGTCGAACAGTTCGGTTCCGCCACCGCGCAGTTGAAGGTGAGCCGGCACGCCGACACCCCGTTGCTCGATCTCTCGCAGGACAAGCGGTGGGTTTTCCCGCTCGACTACGAGTGGGCTTCGCTCATCGACAACGAAGACCAGCTTCGCGCCATCATCGAACTCACCAGCCCGTATGCGCGGGCCGGCTCCGCGGCGATGAACCGTGCCAAGGACGACGTCATTCTGACGGCGATCTTCGGCACCAACTTCACCGGCGAGAACGGCACGACCAGCGAGTCCTTCGGCACGCTCGGCTCGGGCGCCTATGACGTCGGTGTCAACACCGGCGGCACGGCCTCGGCGCTCAACGTCGCGAAGCTCCAGAACGCGATCCGCCTCCTGATGACGGCGAACAAGGGCGAATTGATGGAGCCGGTGTACGGCGCCATCTCGAGCTACGAGCACGACTCGCTCCTGAAGGAAATCCAGGTCGTCAACAAGGACTACAGCAACAGCGCAGTCCTCGAAAACGGCAAGGTCAAGCGCTTCATGGGCGTCGACTTCATCCTGACCGAGCGGCTCACGATCACGTCGGGCAACCGCCTGATCCCGGTGTGGCTCAAGTCGGGCATGTACATGGGCCTCTGGAAAGACCTGATGACGCAGATCGGGCCGCGCGCGGACAAGTCCTACGCGAACCAGGTGTATCTCTGCATGACCTTGGGCGCGACCCGCACCCAACTGGGCAAGC